CTTGGAATGTTGAGGAGCTGCTTGAGAAAGCTATCCGTTCCGAGCGTGAGTTAATTGCCCAGTCGATGGACAAACAAGCAGACCTTGCCGCTGATGATATTGACAGGCAGTGGGCGCAAGAAATGGCAGCCGCCATCCGAGCAAGGGGTAACACATGACCTACGACTACCAAGGATCACTGTCCCAGAAGCTGGTGGATGAGCTGCTGGAGGTGATACACAAGTACGACGAGACCATGATGGTGGCAACAGCTATCGGATGCCTTGAGATCGCCAAAGCGCAACTGCTACAAGAGCACACGGAGGACGAAGATGACGACCTGTAAACACCGCTGGGAACCCGTACCCGACAAGCCCATCTACAAGTGCGTCCGGTGCAACACGTTCTTGAGGATTATCAAATGACCCCAGTACGCCAGAAGAAAATCCGTACGCTGCTACGCTCCAAGCCAAGCGGCCTGACGCCCATCGAGATATCTGAGATCACGGGGATTCATCCTTCCAACGTACGGACATCCCTGAGAGCCATGCCCGATGTGTATGTAGACCGCTGGCGCATGGGCAGGCGTGGGCAGTTCGAGAAGGTATGGGTTGCTGTGCCTGTGCCAGACGACTGCCCTCACCCCAGAGACCGCACCAAGTGGGGCGCACACTACAAGAAACCAAAGACCCAGTGGGTCGTCGTTGGAGGGGCTTTATGCTAGTGCGGAAAGTGCGTGGGCAAGACAAGATCGGCAAAATTATCCTGACACCAGCCGAAGTTGCAGTGGTACGGAAGCTAGGCATAGCCCTTGAGGTGTACGTCAAGGAAAGGCTTCTGCAAATTGCCAAGCAGCGTAGGTGGAAATGGTTTTTAAATAAGGGGAAGCCATGAACGAAGAAGACGATGAGTTCAATCGCATCGAGCGCGAAGCCAAGCAACGCATGGAGGCCGTGAGTGCAACCTGCCGAACAACCACACCTGAAGATGTGCGGAAAATTATCAAGCCTTGGGTCGATCTTACCGACCGAGAAATGATGGACGCCATCGACATAGACGACAGCCCCATGACCATGGGGCGCAAGATCGAAGCCAAACTGAAAGAAAAAAATGAGAGATGATGACGACGACATTCAAGACTACATCAGCCCGAAGGAGCGGATGTTCGCCGACGAATTCCACAAGGTCGTGCGCAACCAGACACTGGAAGAGGTTGCCCAAGAGTTCGATAAGATGAAGTCTCTTGGTGACACCGCCGCATCCTTTGCGGCATACGTAAGGAACATGAAAAAATGAGCATCGTCTGGTCGTTCAGTAGTCTGAAAACATTTCAGCAGTGCCCTAAAAAGTACTACCACACCAAAATTGCGCGGGACGTTGTGGAGCCCGACACACAAGCGACGCTGTACGGCAAGACTGCTCATACCGTAGCAGAGGAATACATCCGTGACGGCGTGCCGATCCCCGAACAGTTTGCGTATATGCAAGCTACCTTAGACGTACTCAAAGAAATCCCGGGAGAGAAGTTATGCGAAGTGAAACTTGGGTTGACAAAGAACTTAGAAAGCTGCGATTTCGATGCACCGAATGTGTGGTGGCATGGGATAGCCGATTTGGTGGTTATCAATCGGGAGACTGGGACGGCACACTCGGTCGATTACAAGACAAGCAAGAGTGCGAGATATGCGGACGTGAAGCAACTCGATCTTGTAGCCTGTGGCCTATTCGCGAAGTTCCCGGAGATCAAGAGGGTGAGGTCTGCTCTCCTTTTCGTAGTAAGTAAGGAGTTCGTCAAGGCCGAGCACCACGTTGAGATGGTGCCCAAGTACATCGAGTCCCCTGCACGAGACGTTGCAAGAATCGAAGCGGCATTGGACAATGGAGTCTGGAACCCCGTGCAAGGCCCGCTGTGCAAGTTTTGCTCGGTTCGAGAATGTGAATACAACAGGAACTAACATGCCCTACGTAAACAAACCCCGCCCGTACAAAAAAGAATATCAACAACAACTAGCAAGAGGAGAAGCCGATGAACGGCTGGAACGTCAACGAGCACGTGAGTCAATCGACAACAAGAGTGCCGACCGAAACAAAGATGGCCGTGCCGATGTCCGTGAAGGAAAAGATGTTGCTCACGTCAAAGCACTATCTAAAGGTGGCTCCAACAAGAACGGGGTCAGGCTCCAATCACCATCAGCCAACCGCTCATTCAAACGCGCCTCGAACCACAAAGTCGTGTCTGAAGTAAGCGCCAAGGAACGTAAGAAAAAATGAACCTATCAGAATACACGTGGCCCCGTCCTCCGGGGTTCGCACCGTTTGAGCATCAGAAGACAACAGCAGAATTCCTGACGGGCAACCCCAAGGCGTTCTGCTTCAACGAGCAGGGTACAGGTAAGACAGCATCAGTCATCTGGGCAGTCGATTACCTCATGACCTTAGGATTAGTGAAGCGAGTGTTAGTGATCTGCCCCCTGTCGATCATGAAGTCGGCATGGCAGCAAGACCTGTTCAAGTTCGCCATCCACCGCACAGTCACTGTGGCCTACGGGGCGCGGGAAAAGCGCAAGCAGCTTGTGCGCAATGACGCCGAGTTCGTCATCATCAACTTCGATGGTGTCGGCATCGTCAAGAAAGAAATCATGGAGGGTGGGTTCGACCTCATCGTTGTGGATGAAGCGTCAGCCTACAAGAACGCACAGACAGCACGTTGGAAAGACCTGCGCGATCTAACAAAAGTTATCAAGGGTCTGTGGATGTTGACGGGTACACCGGCGGCTCAGTCGCCTGTGGATGCGTACGGATTGGCAAAGCTTGTGAACCCCAAGGGCGTCCCGCCGTTCTTTGGTCAGTTCCGCGACTCGGTGATGAACAAGATCACTGCGTTCAAGTGGGCAGCTAAGCCGACAGCCCAAGCTGTTGTGCACAACATACTGCAACCTGCAATTCGGTTTGAGAAATCGCAGTGCTTGGACTTGCCCCCGGTCACGTTCGCCGAGCGGGATGCGCCGCTCACGCCGCAGCAACAGAAGTACTACACCATACTCAAGAAGCAGTTGCTGATTGAAGCAGCGGGCGAAGAGATATCCGCGATCAACGCCGCAGTGTTGGTCAACAAGCTGTTGCAAGTGGCTGGCGGTGCGGTGTACAGCGACACAGGCGAAGTCATTGAGTTCGACGTGAGCAACCGACTGAATGTGGTACAGGAAGTTATCGAGGAGACAAGCCACAAAGTGCTCGTGTTCGTTCCGTTCACGCACACCATAGAGCTACTTCAGAAGCACTTGACCAAGAACGGCATAACCTGCGACGTGATCAACGGTGCTGTACCCGTGAACAAACGCTCGGACATCGTCAAGCAGTTCCAAGAGCAGCCGGAGCCGAAAGTGCTGCTGATCCAGCCGAAAGCTGCGTCTCACGGGTTAACACTGACTGCCGCCAACACAATCGTTTGGTATGCTCCATGCAACAGCGTCGAGACGTACCTGCAAGCCAACGCACGTATCGACCGCCCCGGCCAAGTCAACAACATGACTGTGGTGCACATCAAGGGGAGCCCCGTCGAAGCGAAGATGTACTCCATGCTTCAGGGCAACATCATCAACCACCAAAAAGTAATCGACTTGTTCCGAAAAGAAATTTCTTCGGACGAGTATTGACATTGTCAAAAGCTGGTGTAGAATTGTATTTGTGTGGCAGTGGTGGGCAACGGGTTAGCGCCGTTGCAAAGACCTTCCTAAAAGTGATAACCCCACTGCTTCATGTGAACCATCACTGCCACACACCCCCACCCATTAGGAGAATCAGATGGACGAAGAAGTTCAGAGACGAGTGACCCCTGTAGATTTGGACACACTCACCACAATCTACATCAAGATCAGAGACAAACGTGCCGACAACAAGCGCAAGTTTGAAGCTGAAGACAACGATCTCAAAGAGCAGATGGACGTGTTAGAAGGCCAGATGCTCGATGTATGCAAAGAGATGAATGCCGACAGCATTCGCACCCCACACGGCACGATCATCCGCTCAGTAAAGTCACGGTACTGGACGAATGATTGGGATTCAATGTACGACTTCATCGAGGAGCACGGTGCATTTGGCCTGTTGGAGAAGAGACTTCATCAAACCAACATGAAGGACTTCCTCTCTGAGAATCCCAACGTTCTCCCACTTGGTCTCAATGTGGAGAACTCTTACTCCGTGGTTGTTAGACGTTCTAAGGAAAAATGAAATGGACATTTTTGATGAGATGGATTTTGGTTGTAACGTAACGTCAGCTACTTACGACCTGCAAAGAGGGGTCGGGCATATACACATGCCAGCAGGCAACTGCACCGACATGGACAAGACTATTAAATTTTTTACAAGTCAAGTCCCAACCATTTGCCACATCGTTACGTGGTGTGATGGGCAACTTGACACGCAGTACGTACTGCACGCCACCAATGACAACTGGATCGCAATTTAATCAGGAGAAACGAAATGAGTAACCTCACCATCATCAACCAAGACCTCCCCGACTTCCTGCAAACCGCAGGTGTTAGCGAGCTTACAAAGCAACTTGCTGGTAAAACTGGCGTCAAGCGCATCGTGCCCAAGAACGGCATCTTCCGCAAGGTCGTCGGCGGCGAAGAGATGGGCAAGGTCAAGGGTAACTTGAACGCCATCATCGTCAACGCTTCTCCCGCTGTGGGCCGTATCTTCTACGCAAAACAGTGGACACCAGACGCCGAGCCGACTGCGCCCGATTGCTTCTCCAACGACGGACGTGTTCCCGATGCAGGTTCAACCAACCCGCAGTCAGAGCGTTGCGACACTTGCGAGAAGAACGTCAAAGGTTCGGGCCAAGGTAACTCTAAGGCTTGCCGCTACTCACGCCGCATCGCTTTGGTGCTGGAAGAAGACTTCGGCACATCGCTCGAAGGCGAGGTCTACCAAATGAACTTGGCCTCCAAGTCGCTGTTCGGCGAAGGCGCGGGGGATAACACCCACACCTTTGAAAACTATTCCAAGTATTTGTCCAACAACGGCAAGAGCTTGGACTACGTTGTTACGCAGATCAGCTTCAACGAAGAGAACGACAACCAGTCCGTGCTGTTCACGCCGACTGGCTACATCAACAAAGCACAGTACGCTGTGACTAGCCAAGTAGCCCAGAAGCCTGAAGTGCTGAAGATGGTCGTGATGACTCCGTACCAAGCCGATGCGTCTGGCAAACCTGCGCAACTCAAAGCACCCGCGCCCAAAGCTGAGTCTGCAATCGAGGAGCCAGCCAAGCGAGAGAAAAAAGCTGAGCCAAAACCCACCGTCAAAAAAGACCTTGACTCCGTGGTGAAGGCTTGGAGCGACGAGGAGTAATCGCATGAGCTACGGTTATAGCCAGAGCTTGGTTCTTGCAAATAAACAGGCAAGTGCTAAGTCTCTGGGCGTAGCCTTGGGGCGTGTGTGTATTCGCGCAAGCATCAGCGTCAGCGACATTGCGGATAACTTCGGTGTGAGCCGGATGACTATCTACAATTGGTTCAAGGGGGACGCTGTCCCCCACCATAGCTACGTTGATCAGATACGCGAGTACATACGCGCCGTCAAGCAATCCCACAACCTGAAGTAAATAGATGTCCGACTTCGATCTTCTTGACACCGTACTACCCCCGGAAGGGCGGTACTGCGTGCTGGGGATTGGTAAGTACACCGACCAGTATTTTGTAGATACCAGAGAAGAAGTTGATGAGTTAGCCCAAGAGCTTGTTCAAAACAAGATTGACGCTTATTTCGGCTGTGCCAAGTTCGGTCCGCTGAACAACCGCACGCATGCAAACGCCAAGTACTTCCGCGCACTGTGGATGGACATCGACTGCGGACCCACCAAGGGTGTCCCCAACGAGAAGGGCGTCATCAAAGGCTATCTTACTCAGCAGATTGGACTCTCTGAGTTCCAGAAGTTCTGCGCCACGGTCGGCTTGCCCAAGCCAATCCTTGTCAGCTCCGGTTACGGCATTCATGCCTACTGGCTGCTTGACCAAACAGTGACCCGCCGAGAGTGGGAACCACTAGCTAACCGACTGCGTGAGTTGTGTGTCGAGCAAGGGCTCATCGTTGACTCCTCCGTATTTGAGGCGTCGCGTATCCTGCGCATCCCCGGCACGTTCAACTTCAAGCAGCAGGAGCCCAAAGAGGTAATAGTACTAAACGAACTGACGCCTCGCATGGCATACCAAGAGTTGAAAGACTTGCTTGGTGCTCCAGAACCCAAAGACGATGTACCCGATTTCATCCCGCGCTCGATGAGCCCGATGATGGAAGCACTCATGGGCAACAAGGTCAAACGGTTCAAGACCATCATGATCAAGTCGGCGAACGGCGAAGGCTGTAACCAACTGCTCAACTGCTTTGAAAACCAAAACGACATTGAGGAACCGCTGTGGCGCTCCGCCCTTTCTATTGCAGCTTTCTGCGTAGATGGTGACAGTGCAGCACACAAGCTGTCAAAAGAACACGAGGGTTACGACCCCGCTGAAGTTGACCTCAAGGTAGCTAACCTGCGCAAGAACGGTGGCCCCCACCACTGCGCAACATTTGCAAAACAGAACCCGCAAGGGTGTATCGATTGCATCCATAGTGGCAAGATTAAATCGCCCATCATGCTCGGTGTTGAGATTGAAGAAGCCGACGCAGAAGATAACGAGTACGCCGTAGAAGATGAGAACGGCGAGGTTGAAATACAACACATCCCAGAGTATCCATTTCCGTTTTTCCGTGGCAAAAAAGGCGGGGTCTACATCCGCTCAGAAAACGAAGACGATGAAGTCGAACCCAAACTTGTTTACGAGCATGACTTCTACGTGGTCAAACGCATGCGTGACCCAGAGATCGGTGAAGTAGCTTTGTTCCGCTTGCACCTACCACACGATGGTGTGCGCGAGTTCAGCATCTCCACGATGGCTATCTCATCTCCCGATGAGTTGCGCAAACAGTTGGCCCACAACGGCGTTGTAGCTCACAAGTCACAGTACGAACTACTCGCACGATTTGTTGTTTTCTTTATCAAAAATTTGCAGTACGTTAAGAAGGCAGAAACCATGAGAACCCAGTTTGGTTGGGTCGAGGGGGACAGCAAGTTCATCCTCGGCGATCGAGAAATTACAAAAGACGGCGTGTTCTACAGCCCACCTTCGAGCATCACCAAAGATGTTGCCGAGAAGCTCATCGTTAAAGGCACGATGGAGAAATGGAAAGAAGCGTTCAACATGTACGCTAAACCCGGACTTGAGCCCCATGCCTTTGCCGCGCTCACGGCGTTTGGTTCACCGCTGCTGAAGTTCACAGGTCTTGAAGGTGCAATCATCAACGTGATTCATCCAGAGTCTGGCTCCGGTAAATCGACTGCGTTGTTTATGTGCAACAGTGTCTACGGCCAGCCCAAGGACCTGACCTCCATGTACAAGGATACGTTCAACGCAAAGATGCACCGACTCGGCGTGATGAACAACCTGCCCAATACGATCGACGAGATCACCAACTTGAGCGGCATGGAGTTTTCAGACTTGGCTTACAGCATCTCGCAGGGGCGGGGCAAAGACAAGATGAACGGCTCGACCAACACACTGCGCGTCAACAACACCAAGTGGCAAGGCATCACACTGTGCTCGGCCAACGCCAGCTTTTACGAGAAGCTCGGTGTAGCAAAGAACACACCTGACGGCGAGTCCATGCGTTTGCTTGAATACAAGATCGAGCCCAACAGCATCATTGACGTGCAGGTAGGCAAGCAGATGTTTGACCACCAACTGCGGGAGAACTTCGGCCATGCAGGTGAGGTTTATATCCAGTGGCTTGTCAGCAATCTTGAAGAAGCCATCGCCCTCATGCGCCAAATTCAGGCTCGGCTTGACCGCGAAGTTCAGTTCAACCAGAAAGAACGATTCTGGTCTGGCGTAGCTGCTTGCAACATTGCAGGCGGTCTGATCGCCAAGAGCTTGGGTCTGCACGACTACGACATGAAGGCAGTCTACGAATGGCTCAAGGGCATGCTGGGCGAGATGCGGTTTGAAATACAAGCGCCAAACTCAACCCCGGTCACGATCCTTGGTGAGTTCGTCAACGCCCACATCAATAACGCCTTGGTGGTAAACGGTGAAGTCGATGCTCGTAGTAATCTGCAAGCCATGCCCCTGCTCGAACCGCGTGGGGAGCTGCTCATACGTTACGAGCCAGATACCAAAGAGCTTTTTATCGCGGCCAAGCAGTTCAAGGACTTCTGCGTCAAGCAGCAGATCAACTACAAGACCACCTTGAAAGAGTTGGGCTTCGCCAAGATTTACATCGAGGGCATGAACAAGCGCATGTCTAAGGGCATGAGGGTCGTTTCCCCTGCTGTACGAGTGCTGAAGTTTGACGCATCCGCTTCGGAGTTCTTACAGATGGATACGTTCGCACCGAAAAATGAAGATCGAGACGATAACGTACAGGATTAACTGGGCCAAGTTTCGGCGCGGCCATTCTTTCTTTGTACCCTGCATCGACGAGAAGGCCGCACGAAAAACAATCTTAGCCATAAGCAGCCGACTAAAGATGTCGATAGTGACCAAAGTGGTCATCGAGGAAGGCGTCAAAGGTTTGCGAGTGTGGCGCGTTTGAGCTACACTCGATTCAAGGACACAGGTTTCTCCTGAGGATGGTTGATAGAACCAACCTTAATCCCCGGCTGATCACCGGGGATTTTTTTCCTGCTCCGCTTTCTTACGCCTCTCCCGCATCTCTTTAGCACGCTCATCCAAGCGGCGCTCCAAGTAGTCTGTAGCTTCTTCGATGATCGGAAGATTCTTATCAGTCACAGGTACACCAGCACGAGCAGTATCCCGTTGTTCAGCTTTCTTCTGGAGCGATTTGTCGATCGCGTCATCGGTTAGTTCATACGATGGGTGCTTTGCATTGAACTTGGACACTTCGTTGTCATAGATTTTCTCGAAGCGTTCGTCCCCTTCGTTAGTGTCTTTCCGATACTCGAAGTCCAACTTGTTCAACAGCAGATTACGCTTATTCAAAATCTTTTGCTCGATGCCAGAGAATTTGAAAGCTGGTCCTTGCGTAGCTGCAAGGATGTCGGGGCGGAAACCCACCGCTTGCCCAATCAGCTCACCGGTCTTTATGTCGTCTTTATTCACGAGCTCAACGCCACGGCCACTCATCATGCCTTGGTCGGCGTACTTGTTGGCAACCAGCAAGTTACGGATCGCTGCGGGAGCCAGCTTCTCTTGCATCTTCTGGTAGTCGCCCATAGCGTAGGCATCCCAAGCGTCAGCAAAGCCGAGCAGCAAACTTGCCGTTGGGCCAGCAAAGTTGTCCAGCATGAACGCGATTGCGCTTTCGCGGGAAGTCTTAGTCTCTTTGCTGTCTCGACCCCACAGGTCGTTGAGGCCAATACGGGAAGCAATGTCGTAGCCAGTGATGGCGTTCAAGGGGCCGCGCTCAACGATGTCGCTCACCGGCACACCGCCAATTTTGACGTCACCCAACTTCTCAGGCAGGAACACTTTCAGGAACCAAGTCTCAAAGCTGATGTCCTTGAGTTCTTCAGGCCAATCTTCTTCGGCGCTCATCTGCCCCCAAGCCCAGCCGATCAAGCCAATGATTGGGCTAAAGAGAGCTGTGTTTGCCGCACCGGCAAGCAAGAAGGACGTGCCCATCATGCCGAAGAACTTAGTGACCGCCTCTTTTTTACCTTCTTTGTTAAGGAAAGGAAGCATCCTCTTGAAGTTGGTCAGCAGCAGCAACGTCATTTGCAGCGGATACGTCTTGAACTGGAACGCAACCTTGCCAATACCCTGCTGCATGTAGCGAGGCTTGTTTGTAACGTCGTAGTTGCCGAGGGCTTCGTTGGTGGACTCAACTGCTTTTTGAACAGCTTCTTCGTACGACAGCTTTTGCTCCTTACCTAATCGGTACGCAGCGAGGTAGACGGCTTCACGGCTCAGACGCTCGGTGTTGTGCATCAAAGCGCCGACCAAGAAGTTAACCAAGTCTTTGCCTTTGCCGTAAGCAACGGGAATGTTGGTCCAGCCTTTTTCGCGGCTGAAATATGTAGACTCAGTAGGCGTACGCTGGTAGCCCCAGACCATCGAGGCATAGGTAGATTCAGCCACACCACGCGACACCATCTCACTAACGGCCCTGCGTTCGTCCTCTGGCAATGACTTGCTGTTGGCGATGCTTGGTGCAGAGATAGAAGTTGTGCCGTCTGCGTTGGTGCGGAAAACACTGTACTGGTTGACCAGCAGCGTCATCTTGCCGAGTTCTTTGGCTGCGCCCGTTGCGTCGTTGTAGTTACCAGCCAGCACAGGCAGGCCAGAGATAAACACGCTGCTTGGTTGGATCAGCGCCGACGATGCGCCAGACAGG